TAAAACGCATCCTTATCGGAGCGGCAGTGCTTCTAGGATGCTACCTGGCAATCCCCATTTTCGTAGCAAAAAGATGTGCTCAAACGGAGGTCACTAAATCCACTACTCGACCTCCCTTCCCTCGACCTTCCGATCAGAAATGAAAAACTTAATTCTACTAAAAAAGAAATTCGAAACACTCTCTAAGAGGGGAAAGATGGTTACTGTATTTGTATGCTTGATAATAGGTATCATAGTTTTGGACTGCCTATTTAAATGATGATTGATCGAGTGTCAGTCTTAGGAATGTCAGGCACAGCGGCCACCTTCGGCCTGTCTGCATTTGATTCGGTAATTGGAATCGCGGTCGGACTGGTGACATTGGTTTATATGTCTCTAAAACTTTGGCAGGAGATAAAGAAGTGAGCAGATACAGGTCATACGGCAAACTAGACGATCCATTCGTGACAGAAGGGGATACTTTCTTTCTGCGAATGAATGCCCGTCTGCGACCTAATCAATTAAAGCCTGGTGAGGTAGCTCTATCGAAGAATGGTCGCATGAACGATGATGGAACATGGCAACCCCGCAAAGGTTTATCGACTCTGTTTGGATCGATCACATCGGGAACAGATGCAATTCGTTTACCTTATGTCATTCTATCAGCATCCCGATCATCGGGAGTGGTGACAATTGTATTGGATGACACTCCGAGTCTGTCTTTTATACCTGGTGAAAATATAACTGTGGCGGATGTTGATTCCTCAATCAATGGCACTCATGCATTGGCCTCAGTCAATTTTACCACCAAGACACTTACTTTTGCCAACGCTGGAAGCGATACCACTTTCACAGTACAGGATGCATCAGTCGGAAATACATCCGTCTGTTCCGCCGGCAATTCCATCGCAACGACTTTAAATTTTACCATTAACGATGATGGAGTAAATGCAGTTTATGGATCAGCAGTTTACAGCGATGCCTCATCGAATAATGACGATTATATTTTTTCGGCCACCAATAATCTTGCAGTCATCATTCGTCTGAAGGACTCAGCACTTTTCAAATGCCGGTACGAGGCGGGAGGGGAAACTGTGGATGGACCCGTAGGGATGACCCAGGGATTCGACAAGATGTTTATCTTCCGCTCCCGTAAGACCACTCTTTCAGCAAGCCCGGCACTTAATTCAATCGGTATATCATCTGCCTCCCAATCGGGACAGACGATTACTGTCAATACATCCACCAATCATGGACGGGTAACCGGTGACTTTGTCACGCTGACTAACTTGGGGAATTGGACTGTAAATCCGAATGACTGCTATCAGATTACCAGGATAAGTGACACTCAGTTTACCGTCACAATGGCATCCTCACAGACTGCCACATTTAATGTATCAGGAGCACAGGCTGAATATTTTGAAGATTTCACTCGGGTAGATCGTGGAACTTATACAGCACCACAGTATCTTACCGATACCACCGCCACAGCATCAAGCGGGGTGGTGACAATGGATGTGGTAAATCATGGGTTGGAGATCGGAAACGAGATAACCATCAGAGACGGGGCAACCCCGTTTGATTTATTCGTAAATCAAAATGCGATTGTTACCAGCACACCAACTGCTGACCAATTTACCTTTAATCTTGGAGTGGAAGATGTTTCGCTTGGAGCATCCCTTACCGCCTCCCGGCAACTAGCAATCGGAAAAGGATTTATTCATATGCCGGCGGCTCCTTGGGGACAGTTTCATCAGCGTAGGCTATGGGTTCCTTATTGGTTTACCTCGGACGCATCTCCGACTGATCGAAATAATCGTGATGAGATTGTGGCATCCGACATTCTTGATTCAGATACTTATGATCGGATTGGGAATCAGTTTAGAATATCTGCCGGTAAAAGCGATTTCCTGGTAGGCATCCAACCATTTACTCAGGACACTCTTGCGATATTTAATCGTAAATCGATCCACCTGATGACAGGCGTAAGTGGATCTCTTGCCGATGTAAAAACCAATGTCGTAACCACTGAGATCGGATCATCTGCTCGTAAGTCAATCGTTCAGGTGGCCAATCAGATTCTATTCCTTTCGGATCAAGGGATTTATGCAGTCGAGTTCTATGATAATTATCACTTACGGGGTACAGGCACACCTTTATCGGAATCCATCCAACCATTTGTGGACCGAATAAATCAGGACTATGCTCACCTGTCATGTGCCGTCTATTTCGACTCGAGGTATTGGCTTGCAGTTCCATTGGATTCAGCACCTGGGCGGGGAGATGCCACTAAGCTCAATGCGATTATCGTATATAATTTTATCAACGGCGGATTTGAATCCATCGACCAGGTAAACTCCACTGAGTTTGCTATCCGCGATCTGATCGTTGCCCGTGAGGGAGCACAGAACGCTCTATATTTAACTACCGAAGAAGGTGGCGTTCATAAGGTGGATGGTTTTGAGGGGGGCGATGTTGTTTCCCTAACCGCCGGGCAGGCTCAATCGGAAACAATTCCCGTGGTCAGTCAGTTGACCACCAGGCAGTACGATGCTGACTCAATGGATCGTAAAACCTTCAGCCGAGCCGAGCTTCATGTTAAATCGAATACGGGCTTTTCGACTGATGGTAATATTCAGTTTATCACCGAAGATCCCGATTCTACTTCCCAATCCATTAGCGTATCATCCTTACTCGGTAGCAATCTCCCTGACTCAGAAGAGGCATCGGTAAGGCTTAGAGTGAATAAACGGGGATTCGGAGTACAGGCAGACTTTCAACCAACCAATGGCAGACCCTATCTTCGGTCCGCCAAAGTGGACGCTAGAATTACAGACCGATCCACCACATCAGTTTCATAGGAGAAATAAATCATGGCAGTATTACAAACAGGACAATCATTCTCGTCAGGCGATCAGGTTACCGCAACTAAGTTGGAAGATATAGCCAACTTGGCAACCTTTCGAACAGGTACGAATCAGACCGCAGATGATTCCACCATTCAGGTCGATGGATCGGGTGGATATTTAAAGGTCAAATCGGCAGGCATCAGTTCCAACGAACTGGCGACTGACTCAGTCATTACTGCCAAGATACAGGATGACGCTGTAACATCTGACAAGCTTGCCCACATATCAAATCTCAATGTGCTTGGTAATGTGAGTGGATCGACCGCCGCACCTGTAGGTGTAGAGATCAAGGATGAGGATGATATGGTATCAGATTCTGCGACTGCTCTTGCAACTCAGCAAAGCATAAAAGCTTATGTGGATACAGAAGTTGCGACTGTTGCCTCTCCTGTAACAAAATACAGCTCGGGATTTGTTTCAACAGATGGATCTACTTCTGTGGCTAATGGTGCTACTCTATCGTTCACTCATAATCTTGGAACTGCTGACTTAATTGTGCAGGTTTACATGGCTCAGAATGCAACAGGTTCTAATTCAGTATCGGTAGGATACATAAACAGAGTGTTGGCGTATGACCAGCAATTCGGTGGCATCGTGAAGGATTTAACAAACACAACTCTTGATGTTTTTCTTAGTCCCGAGGGCTGGTTTTCTCCTAGGTCAGGCATAGGCCCGAACACCGGTTCTTGGGGAACCACTTATACTCACATTAAAGTAGTAGCAATAGGATAACATTATGGACATACTCGACAAACTATTTAACAGGGAGCCAAAGGCAGAACCAATGCCTGACCCTAACATGAAAAGAATCTCTGAGATGTCAGGCAGGTTATCGGCACAGGATCGTCAACTGCTTGACGACATGGTTTACCTGCAAGAATCTCGCAGTAAAATCATGAATCCAAAACCTCCACAGGGCGAGAAGTTGGCTTACATAAATCCTATGGAGGAGGAGATTCTCAGAAACTCGGGAGCATCAGTTCCCACCATGACTCCTGAAGGAGTCCCATCCTTTGCACCCGATGATCCTCTTAAACAAGCCGCCGCTCTTCTGAACTCAGCGGCTCCACAGGGAGAATCGCTCGCTTACATTAATTCCGAAGAGGCAGAGATGCTCAAGGATGCCGGTGGAGCAGGTGAGCCGGTAAACAGTTCGGGCGTTCCATCGTTCTTTTTAAATAAGCTCTTTGGAGGAGGAAAGAAACCACCTCCCATGCCTGAATTGGATATCAAGAAGTCAGCCAACGATTATGTTGATGCGATGTCTTCTTATGCTCTTCAAAATAAACTCCTAAACACTCGTAAGACATACGATCCGCAATATCAGGACTTACAGATAAGCCTTGCCCAGCGAGCCGCTGATCCGATGGCACAGCTTGCGGAACAGCAGGCTATGCGCGCACAGGAGTTTGGCGGTCAGATGGCCGAGCGTCAGGCAGGTTCTGATATATCGATGCTTAATCGATTTGGAGCGGATTTTAATCAGGCGGTAAGGGCATCCGATCCGCTGATGCAGGCTCGCGTGGAACAGGCTAATCAGATGGCCGACCAGGCATTTAGAGAGTCGCAGATTCAGGACTTATCTCCTGAGATGAGAAGACGGGCGACTCAATCGGCTCGGGAGGGATTGGTGGCTCGAGGCAGGGATATGGACAATGCGGCAATCGTGGCCGAGGCGATGAGCAGGGAAGACTATTTACGGGACATCCTTCGCGATAATCGTCAACAGGCACAGGGGTTAGGCAGTTATGCGAGTGGTTTAAATCGGGCAACCTCTGTCGATCCAATGGCTATGCTTAGAGGTGGAAGTAATTACACCCAGCAAGGCTTTGGCGAAAGGGCGGCTTTATTCGGCATACCACAGGAGCAGTCAACCAGGATCAATCCTGATGCCGGAGTGAATATCGGATTACAG